ATGATACTCGAAAGTAATAAAATATGGCTATTTGTTGATGAGCTCTTAGCGTGGGGTATTCTTTATGATGCAATAAAAACTGGCCTAAAAAGAAATCGATCAGGCAAAATAAACAGCTGGCGGTATCGGGCCCTGGAATCAGATAAGAGAACTAAGCTTATTGATTACGACTCGCTTCCTGAGCCGACAAAATCTAAACTGCCGACCCGCATAGATCTAGTTAAGCAATGCCAGGCGAATACCACTGAAGCACAGCTGAATATTTATGATGAAGCATGCTACAGTCTCGAAGAATTACACAAGCGCCACCAATTAATTACTGACTATCAATTTTTCTTGAAGCGCACAAGCGACCAGCTGAAGGCAGAGGACCTAAAGCGAGCTGCCGGCTGGCTTAGATTATTGAATGCTTACAAAACACCCACACAAACTAGGAAGATAAACTTTGGTACCAAAGCACTGCTACGCGCAGCGGTTGTAGAAAAGTTGATCAGCGATATGCGCAAAGCGAAGGGTAAATACTTGTATGGTTTTAAAATCACTAATGTAGCTGTGCTACAACGTAAGGAACTGGAGTGGGCGAAAGCCATGGAAGAGGAACTTGAAAAGTTGAAAGACGAGCCTCTGACAAAAATAGAGCTCGATGCGAAAGCCAATGATGCTGCTCTTGCAACTCTACTTCATGAGAACGTTGGCAACCAGCACAGAAGAATACTTGGAGCTCTGAACGAAAATGAAAATGAGCGGATACTGCTTCCGAGCGGGAAGATTGACTTTAGTGAGTGGAACGCGCGCACTCTTGTGTACTTGTATGCTAACCCTGGAAGCGGCAACAAATTTGATTTTGAAAACATTGAGCGCAGGTATAAGTACGAGTGCAAAAAAGAAAACAGAACCCCTGCTGTAAAGCTTAGCGCGATCAAAGATTTTTTAACCAGCAATGAAGTACGCCAATACACCGATCGAGAACGCCACGGCTACAACTTTGCCGATAAGATGTTGCCGCATGTATATGGTAAGCGTGGCCAGTATAGTTTGAGCAAAGGAGGCTATGATGGATTTCAGGTTGACTTTAATAGCCGCGTGATGGTAAAGGTTGTTGATAAGAAAGGTGTAGAGAAGTTGGTGCCTAAACAAATCATGTTGACAGTAGTAGCCGTGTGGGATGAAAAGAGTGAAGCGATCACCGGCTATGACATTGGAATGGTGGAAGATGGATTGATGGTGCGCAACATGTGGAGAAATCACCTGAACCGAATGGGTGGCAGAAGTTACATAGAAATAGAGAGTGACCGATTTAGCGGTAACCTCGCTGAAGAAACTAGACACATTTTTGAAGCTACGGTGCAGCACAATACACAGCCTACACCCAACGACACTCAAGGAAAAGCCAGCAACCCAAAGGCACGTTTTGCAGAGCGCTTTGTGCAAGAGGTAAACCGACTGGCACAGAACTACCCACATTGGAAGGGAACAAATATTACAGCCATTGATAAGAACAGAAAACCAAATCCTGATTATAGGAAAGGAAATTTTGTTGATGGGTACTCGCAAGCGGTGAAAAACATTATTGAGATGATCAATGTGTTTAACCATGATACCTACAACCGATCAAAAAGCCGCTGGCAGGAGTGCATGGATAACATCAACCCAAATGCACCGGTGATTCCGCAAGAAAACATTTCGATGCTGCTCAATCAAAGTACAGTAGTAGCTGTGCGCAACGGACTAGTTGCCTTTGAAGTGAATCGGAAGCCATACGAATACAAGTTTGAAGAGTACTATTTACACACTCATGCCATGATGAAAGGCTATAAGGTGAAGGTGTACTATGACGAAAGCGACATGAGCAGTGTGGATGTGTTCGGAGAAGATGATCAGTTTATTGCCACACTGGGCAGACTGAAACGCGTGGTAAAAAACAAAGCTGAGCAGACAGCAGAAGACCAGGGCCGCGCAGCTGCTATGAGAGCCAACCGATTAAAACCTATTCAGCATGTTGAAGGAATTAATCGCAAGCTGCTTGAGCTTGAAGCGAGCGAGTATGGATTAGACATCAGCAATATGAGTTTAACGGAAGCGCAAGAGCTGATTGCCGGCATGAAGTTTATAAACCCTGAAGAACTCTTTGAAGAGGCGCTGAGGAACCCTGAAGCTGAAAGCGCAAAACGCTACTACGAAGACCGGATTTTACGAGCCAATGGTGAAGAGGTGCCAGTGAGCAGACAAGAACAGAAAAGCTTGGAACAGGAGCGCAGACAGTTAGTGCAAGAGAATGCAAAACGAAAAGGACTTATTTAAACCCCAATAAATTATGCTTGACAAAAACACGAAACAACAGATTGTAGAAGCTGCTCGCAATTATGCTGAGCAAGGTAAGCTGAGCCAAGATGCCTTTTGCGAATACGTGAAGGCGATGAACGGTGGCCAAAGCTTCTCCGTAGCATACTGGAATGACTTGCTGAAAGGCAAGATAACGACCGGTCAAAAGCAAACGCCCATAGACGACAAATACTTTTTGCGCATAGCCAAAGCGATTAACTACACAGTGCGCAAGAGCTACCGAAGACACCATGACACTGACAACTTCCTAGCATGCATGAGCACGTTTGCTGATGCCCGCGAAAGCCGCATGCCGGTATTGATTGATGGATTGACCGGAGAGGGCAAGAGTTATGCTGCCATGCAGTACATGCGCCAAAACCCAAAGAACACCTACTATGTGCGATGCGATGGTGACTTGACCGCGAAGAGCTTTTTTGTTGAGCTGGCTCACGCTTTGGGAATCCAAGCTTCGGGACCTATTTACGATCTGCGTAAGAACGCAATTAAAAAGCTATACGAAGCCGATTCGCAGCTGATCATTGACGAGGCAGAGAACTTGAAAGATCGTGCCTGGGAAAGTATGAAGCGCGTGATGGATGACCTGAAGGGATACACGAGCATCGTGTTTATTGGTGCGAATGAGTTTGAAAGCCAGCTGGAGAAAAAGGCTATGCGGATGAAGGGATGTTTCCCACAAATACTCAGACGCCTACGCGAGGGTGGAATTATCCAGCTCTTCCAGCTGACTATTGATGATGCCTTTGACATTTGCCGGCACTATGGAATAACCAGTAAGGACCATGTGCGCGCGATGTTCCACAAATGCCCTAACACTGCACAGTTGACTTCTATGATTGAACGCGTGATGCGCGAAGCTGACCAGGGCGGCAGAGATGTGCTGAGCGTGATTGAAATCTACTGCCCTGCCGCGAGAAAGAAAGAGAATTTAAAAGTAGCCTAAAACCCCCAAATGAAAAAGTACTCAACCGATTTTGTAAAGCAGCTTGAAGACCAGAAGAAAAACTACTCACCGGACGATTACCAAGATATGTTGTGCGAATTGCAAGAGGCATTGAATGGAATGATCAAGAAGAATGATGAGGAGCTACTAGGCAAAGCTGACTTGGATGCCGACTTAGAACTTGATTCGAATTACCAGTAAAAAATAAACTTTTAACCCAACCAGTATGAACACAGAACAAATTCAAAAACTAGAAAAAGACCTGAAAGAAATGCAAACCGTACTTGCCGCACTGAGGCAAGAGCCCGAGCTAAATGTGCAGGAGATAACCGCCAACGAAAAGGACATCGACTTTTTACAAGACAAGATTACCAAGTTTAAAGATCAGCCTCAAAAGTCATTTAAGTACAAGCAACCCGTTGCAGCCAAAGAAGAGCCGGCTGAAGCTGAAGCTGTGGATGTGAGTGACATTGAAGTTCAGATCAGTAGTGTGAACGCTTTTGTTGATTGTTTGAAAAAAGATTTGAATTCAGATGATCCAGAGAGAAACCTTCCGTGGATTGAGAATGAGATTAAGATGCAACAGGCGATTTTACAATCGCTGATTGGCGTGAGATTCTTCGTTCATGGTGCGCCTAACTTCTACAAGTTGATGTATGACATAGTAGCCGGCATGGAACGGCCATTCACTCTATCAAACCACATCGAGTTTGTAAAGATGTTCCGGAGGAACATTGATCTGAAACACGGAGTGCTGGAGACAAAGCTTGTGGTTATGCTGGAAGGCATTGAGCAAAATTTGACTGTTGCCCAGTGGGTTGGTCAAGCTGCAGCTGATGCTTTGATGGAAAGACCAGGCAATAAAGCCGGTGAGAAGACTGCAGAGCAGACTCTTTATGAAAGTGCGAAGCGTGCGCTCAACTTTATCGATGAGGTAGATGTAGAAAGCATTGAGGACGGTCAGATCAAGCGCCAGCTTGGAAGTGATTTAAGGAACGCTCTTGATCTGTATGAGCAAGTATATGAGACTGAGCCAACCCATGAGCAACCTGAGCCAGCAAATTGAATTTGTGCGGGGTGCGAGGCACCTAGTAGCAAAGAATAAGAATGAGGTTGTCTTGAGAGCAGAGCATCATCAAATGTTGCATGAAATTGAAAGTAACCTCACTCGTCTCAGTACTCTTCTTGAATCAAAAGCAATTGATAAAATCAAATCTCAACTAACAGATGGCAAAGATTAGAAACTACGGCGTGAATGACATTGGAGCGTGGAACTTCAATGATATAACATTGCCACAGGAATGGCACGAACACCTGGGCGACATCAGCGAAGGGTTTCGAATGCTGATCCACGGAAAGTCCGGGCATGGTAAAACAGAATATGTGATGCGATTGTGCAAAGTGCTGGCCATGCATTACGGAAAGGTAAACCTGAACAATGTAGAGCAGGGCAAGAGCAAAACTTTGAAGTCTGCTTTTGTGCGCAACAACATGAACGAGATTACTCCGGGCAAATGGACCATGTGCGATAAAAGTCAACGCGTATTCGATGAGTGGTTTAAGCGCCTATGCGGTCGCAATACTGGAAAGGTTCTCGTACTCGACTCACATGATTATATGAAGCTGACTTTTGAGCAATTCAAGATGCTGCACGAGAAGTTTAAAAACAAGAGCATCATCATAGTGTGTTGGGATGATCCATTTGATCCAGTGGCGAAAAAGATTCGCTACATGTGTGACATCAAAGTGAAGGTGCACAATTTCAAAGCGAAGATTACCAGCCGATTTGGAGGTAATAAGCCTTATGTGATTTGGAAGAATCCGCACAATGCGGAGTATGATGCAAAGCCAGAGCCACAACTTTTTGAATAATGGATACCCGATTGATCGATACCATTACCAGCGACACCGTCAAGTTTTTTGACTTGAATGCTGAGGCTGTGTTTACTCTGAAAGTAGAGTACGGATGCAGCTACCTAGAGAGCGCTTTTAAGGATGATCCGGAATTGATTGATGCTTTGAGGGCTCATCCGGCTTTTTGGATGTGGTGGCGCGAGCTGTGGGCTGAGCGCGATCGGGAGCTGATGATCAAAACCAAGAAGGGAAATTTTGGATTTGCCTACCTACCAGGAATGACCATTCGCGTGATCTTTCAAAAGCACATGTGGACCTTTTATGAAGACTATCACGACTGGCGTAATGTAAAGCAATACCCCAACACCGTGATGATGAATGTTGTGACAAAACCCTTATTAGTACACCAATAAAACCAAGTTTATATGAACAAAGAAGTGCAATCAAATTTAAAAAAAGAGCTGGAGCAAGAAGCTTTGGCAAGAGACAAAAAGCGAGCTGTGCAGCTGATGAAAGATTATAGTGATTTACAGAAAGATCACGATGAGTTGCTGTTTGACTATAATGAGAAGGCCGCTCCACTACAGGAGGAACATGACCGAAAGTTGAGTCCTATTCGTGAGATTTTTCAACCGAAGTTCACGAAGATTTCTGAATCGATGGAATCGGCAAAGAGGGAGCTGCTTGAAATCGGTGAACGCAACAAAAAGAATGTCGCTTTATTCGTAGAAGGCAACTGGAAGTTTGATGAAGGTTTCTACCTGCATATTAAATCAGAGGCCGAGGTAAAAACAGGCCCCAATTTTTCACTAAGCAAGTTCTTGAAAAAGTTCTCTCACCTGATTGAGGTAAAATTCAAACTGAAAGAGATTAAAAAAGTATTCACTGATGCAGAGAAGCGAGCGCCATTAATTGCCATGGACGTAGACTTAAAGGTGAACGAGACTGTTGAAATTAAACGAGCGCAGCCAAGCGCTTAACGATTTGTTTGAGAAAGGACGCAACGGTTATGAACATGGCCCCGGGTCAGCTCTGAGCGCCAGATGATCTTAATCTACAGGTGTGGCCTTTCGGCCTTTTTCATCCGCAAAAAGGTTTGGGAACATGCACCTAAGATATAGATAAACCGAGCCGTTGTGTGCGGCTTTTCATGGGGAGCCGTCCCATTTACTCGGAATCACTGGAAGACCTAAAACCGGCTGAAGTAATTCAGTCGGTTTTTTAAAACTTAAAACAGAAAAATAAAATGCCTACACCAATGCAACAACTTTGGCACTTTCTTCACCTACTGGGATGGAAAGACCGCTACTTAGAAATCATGCAGCAGTATGGGGCCACAAGCTTTCGACTGTTATCTGCCGACAAACAGCTGGAGTGTGTGGATTATCTAAAAACAGAATGGAATAATCGTACAAAGCGACCACGAAGTGCTGTGATTCATTATCTGTGCATCATGCCCAACTACGATTATACAACTGGTGAAGGTAAACCCAACTACGAAAAAATAGATCAGTGGGTGGAAAGCAAGTTTAAAAAACCGCTCAATAAGCTAAGCTTGGCAGAACTCAATAAGTGTGTTAGTGCTGTCAAATTTTGGTATGGTAAGGAGATAACGAAAAGCAAATGAGTAAGAAAGTAACCTACGAAGATAAGATTACAACGCTGGACCGCTACATCGCTCACCCTCAAGGAATGAACGATCCGGAGATACTCCGGGCTGTCAAAACTGATGTGGTAAAGGCTTATTCTAACGGTGCTAAAACTAGCGCTGAAAAGGGGCCGGAGCGTACTGAAGATACCGGTAACGAACTGTATAATTCAGCCATGGGCGTGTATAGGAATTTCCTCAAAGAACGAGGTGCCTATCTGGATATGACCGGAAGAAAGGCCGCTATCAACTCTGAAGCCATGCGAGGCATTATCAAATATGTAAGAGGCTTCATGAACAGCAATGATAAGCCAAGTGACGATAAGAATGTTTTGCTCGGCATTGAATTCATTTTTTCGCATTGGAACAGATTGAATGACTACTTGCGCAATCGCATTGAGCTACGCGACATAAACGATAAGATCGGCGAAATTTTATTAAAGATAAAGAATGGGGCAGATACAAAAACAGCAGCCAAAGACGACTTGCAGCGCTTTAAGCAAAGCCTTACAAAGCAATAACATTTCGCTCGCCATACGCGAGTTGAGTGTAACCAGTGTGCATAAAATAATGGATGCACGTGAGCTAAGAATTGATTTGGAAGAGCAACTGGTACAGATGAGAAAGTCTTGGCTTTTCTTCAAAAAGAATAAAGGCGTAAAGGACCGTATCAAACACATGGCAACCTTGAAGAAGATAGGTATAGAACTGAAGAGCAAACTCGAAGAGGTGCCGGCTATTTATACGCTCTTTGAATATAGAAACCTGCCAGCATCAGAAACTGGAGAAAGCCGCGAGCAGGAGCTATTAGATACCCTTTCATTATTGATTGTTGGTGTAGTTGAATATCACCACACCAGTGAGATGATGAGTGTGCCAATGGTGAAGGAGGTAGCTCTCCGGATTGTATATCAGTTTGGTGGTTTGACCATAGAAGATATTGGTCTGTGCTTCCATCAAATAAAAAATGGGCAACGAGGCAAGGTTTATAACCGAATAGATGCTGCGGTGATCATGCAATGGCTTCACGACTATCAGGCAGAGCTTCAGGAAATAGGAACCGAAAGGAATGCCAGGCTTCACAACCAAAGTAAGACAGGTGTGTGGAAGGATGGCCATGAACATAGAATTATTCAACCTAAACGATTAAAGGATTTAACATGAGAGTTGAACAGTTAACACAAGCGCAACTTGAAGGAATCGCGCAGGAGTACAATTTGATTTTGAGAAAGCAAAGTAAGCTTTCGAGAAAAAACCGAGAGACTATTTCAGCTGTTGCTCAGGCAGCAATAAAGAAGGGACTGATTGTTGAGAAGAAAAACGTACAACAATAAATTTAATAATTCAATGGAAAAACTAACCGCTGCTGATTTGCAAAAGATTGCAACGCTTCTAAAGACAGATGCTGGAATAGAGATAAAGGTGATGCCAAGTGAGTTTGTTAAAACTGGTACGGCCTTTTTATTAATGAATGCTGAAGACGTGGCAGCTATGAGTGAAATATTCAAAGCGCAGGAGCTGGGAGTAAGCCCTAGGACACTCATCAGGAAAGCTCGCCAACTGGGAATACAGAAAGAGCCTGACTTTTTAAAAAAAAGAAAAGATATCATTTCTAAAATGGCCCAAGAAAGAAGACCTCCTAACGATCAGAAGACGATTGATAGAATAACTGAAGCCGGCAAAGCGCATCGATTCAAGAAGGGACACAAACCAATGGTAAAGGATTACTCAAAGATATGGGAGACTAGAAGACGCAATCAAATGGAGGTTCAACACGCGATGAAGAATCCTTATCTGAATTATGGTAGGGAAAAAACTAGGTATGATCAAGAAAACAAAAAATCAATCTAATATGAACAATGTAGTATTTGTAAGACAGTGCGCTGTAGGTGGATGTTACACGCGTACAAAAAAAGGAGCTCAAATGTGTGAGCATCATCAAAAAATGTATGAAGAGGGAAATCGGTTCAAGGCTTTTTATGGTAAAACTGTCCAAAAGAAGTTTGTGCCAAGGTTCAAAGACCTGAAGTTTCAGAACGACAAGCAGTTTCGTTCATGGTTGAAAAAAACGACTAGATATGAAATCGAGTTCCAAGGTGAACAAGACCTTGTAAGGATGTATGTGGATGCGCTCGGAGAAGTGCTTTATTGTGAACACGGATCGCATTTCTACATCGGTAGATTTATTGATGTAGACTTTCATCTGGTTTCGGAAGGAAGAAGTTTTAAAGCTCACCAGCCGCTGCGCATGTGGGAAGAAGAAAGGAAGTCATTTCAATCTTTGTATGGGCTGATCATCAAGGAAGTTAAAACCAACCACCCGCGAAATCTAGCTGAAATAGAGGGTACAGTAGTTTTTATTGAATCAAAATGATCAACTGCCAATTATGTTAAAATTTAAATCTATAATCCCAGTAGGTAAACAGGAGTTTGCGTACCAAGGTGAGAATGTATCAACTAGATGCTCTATCATGGCTAACATACCTACTCGATCAGGCTCATTACCTTATTTGAATGATGAACAGGATAAGTACAGGCAATATGAACTTGTGATCGATAAGTTTACAAGCAATGTGATTTGCGTGACATTAAAAAAGTATAGACATGATACTGTTAAACAGCGAAAAGAAAAAGGAAAGGCTGTTGAGGTAGATATGTATCAGTTTACAACAACCTTCTCTCAATTAGTGAACGCAATTTTTAAGGATACTGAGGTTAATCATTTTATCGAAGAAGAAGCTTTTCCGGAGCCTATAGAAAGATTAATGAGAACGGTTTATGATAAGCACTAAAATCTCCTGCAAGCAAAACCCCTTACTCATCGATATGGCAAAGCAAATAAAGAAGTCGAAGGTATTGCGCCTCGTATTGAAGAAGAAATGGTTTGATATGTTAAGCAATGGTAAGAAAGAAGAATACCGTGAAATCAAACCCTATTGGATAAGAAGGTTGGTTTACTCAATACTTCCTGAAGAGCACTCAGGTGAGAACAGCAACATTCCTGATGACTTCTATTATGATATCACTTGGAATGGGCACGATCCGAAAGAAGTGTTCAAAGCGTATTATAGCGTGTTTAGAACTTTTGAATGGGTGGAGCTGTCACTTGGCTACCAAAAAGAAAGACCTGTGAAGCTTGCCAAGGTAAAGCGGATCCGGATCGGGAAACCAAAAGCAAAATGGTGCGAGCCGGAAGATGTAGGAAAATGGGTATTTGTGATTGAGTTGGAGATGCTTTAATTTTAACAAACGAAAAATCTATGAATAACCCTACAGTAACACAAGAGTATTTAGAAAGATGCGGATTCACATCTTGGGGTCAGTTGTTTTACACAGTCACAACTAAAATGCCGATGAGTGATTTTCGCCAAATCATCAAATTGTATCCTAAGATCACGTTTGAAGAATTAAGTTCATCAACTCCTGTGCGTGAAGTTAGTGTTGGTGAAATTGCTTTCAGGGCAATGAATGAACTGAAGAAACATCTTCCCGATGAAGAAGATTTTGATACTTTTCTAAGTATGAAAAATCCAATGTATTTTGGTGGTAATGTTGAGCTTTATTCAAAAGCAAAAGGGTTAAATGATAAACTTAATAAACTAGTTTCTTTCTCTAAAACTAAATAAAATGAAAGCACAGTATCAAACCGCGTTTTTTGTCCTTCTTGTTTTAATATGCTCATTCAACAACGGCTATGCTCAAAAGAAAAAGCAAAAGGATGAGCAGACATTAAAATTTATCTATCCTGAGTATATTTCTCAAGGATATACAGTTGATGGAGTTACTCAATTGTTTAAGAATAATGAGAAGAAAGGGCCTTTCTTCTCAAAAGGAAATGGCGTTGTATTTGATAAAACATGTCAAATGATTGTAGACGTTAGAGTGGACAGAGAAATGCACATGAGTTCATACGAATATTTCTATAAGAATGATACTTGTGTTACTATAAGAATAAAGACTGAATCTACCGAAAAATGGAAAGATGAACTATTAAAGGAACATGAGTTTATCTCAGAAGAAACCGAGTCTAATAAAGGGAGATTGGTCTTAAAGTTTAAATCGAGAGACAGAAACTATTTCTTAAAAGTATACCAGAATATTTCTGATAAACAATTGATTTCAATACAAGCTTTTTTTAATTAGCCCTTCAGAGCAGTCTCAATAGTGCTTACGGCCAGATGGAACTCTTCGGCCAGCTCGGTGATCACATCATCGTAGCGTTTGCGATCAACATTATACTTCTGATTAAACTTCATTCGAATAGCCTCATTGCGAAACTCGGTGTTGCGCTTGCGCTGTTCGATGATCTTTCGAATGCGTTCTGGTTTTTCGTTTACTCCTTCCTTTGTAAATTCTGCCATGTTAAAAAAGGCAAGTTGGGGCCTTTCACCCATCGGCAATCGACTATTTACGTTTTGTTGTAAGGACTCAACCATACAACAAAGTAAAGAAAAAAAAATCGTTGCTTGCAAATACAACGCATGGGCCTATCTAAAGTTCAACCGGCTGGCTAATCAATTTGAGGTGTGATTTGCAATTGCGGAGGTGTAACCGGAGGGTTGTATTGAGGTAGCGCAGCGTGATCCCACATCATGCATTTGAATCTTTGAATACTCTTCATTAAGGCTTTTCGTGGATTGTGTGGTGGAGTGATTGCTATGCGTGAAATGCTGTTGAATAAACGCTGATCATCGCTCGTGTTAAGTAATGCTGCAAAAGCAGGGATGACGCTGAGCTTGGCACTATAGCCTGTCATTGCTTTGTACACGTTGTCAAAAATTTGCATGTGGTCTTTAGCGTTGTCTTTTTTCAGTCGCTTTGAACCGGTGTCGAATACACAATCTGTTAACAGAATAAGGTTAAACTCACATTCTGCTTGTTGAATGTTTCTGCCTAGGTCTTGAGTGGTTACCGGATTAAATTCAAGGTACAGCGCGGGCGATACTCGCAATGCTGCATTCTTGTCTTTCGTATCATCCTGATTCATGTACCAATCAATTTCGCGTAGTTCTGGTACCTTACTGGAAAGACGTGCTTTTAAAGCTTCAAAAGAATAAGTGAACATAGATGTAATGTGTTAAGAGTTAGTTCGTTTTTTTACCTCGCTGAATGTGCCCTTTATTCCAGCCCAGTAGTTTGACATAATCATGAAAGCCGCAAGGGCACACAACTGAGTTATAGACTTCGCCATTTTCCTTGACTCCCTGAATGGCGCGATCGCCTAACAATTGACAGCCACAAGAAGGGCATTCGATACTCGGTTTTTTATCGCCCAGAACAAAGAACCATTTGTCGGTATCAATATTTACCATCAACTAAAAATTTTATCCATTTCATCATCAAGCCACTTCTCTACTTGTTTGTCCACTTCCGGATTGCCTTCACCGGCAATAGGCGCCATCTGGCGCTTGGGCATGGTGAAGCCTGCGCCGCGGCCGGCCTTTAATCCTTCGTTGTGAACATTGAAGTATTCTACATCGCTCATTGCTCTTACTTCTGATTCAGAATGCTCTACTTCAATAGATCGATGCATTTTGCCGGAGCCTTTACCGATCAGTATTTTACGATCTGGAGTAACAGTTTCTTTACGCTCTTTCCATTTGTTGCTTTTGCCGTCCTGGTAAGCTTCTTTATCGAATGAATCATGTATGGATTTCTCCAGCACTACGGCAACCTTTTCGGGCAGGCGCTTTTTGAGTAATGTTAAGAATGCGCCACTCGACTCTTTGATCTCTTGTGCTAGTTCCTTTCCGGATCGAATGTTTCGTATCATATAAAATATATCTATCTTTGTAGTGGCAGGGCAGTGATGCCAGGCCCCACGGGGGTGCAGATTCGTTCTGGCCCCTTCTTTTTTTATTAATCCTTAAACCAAAAGTCTCCCATCAAAATCTTGGCTCTGTCAAATTCATACATTGAGCCTTTGTATATGACAATCAAGTTCTGAATGCTTGTGCTGCGCGTGATTCTATATTTGATGGCTTCTTTCAATTTCTCGCCAGTGATATTGCTTTCAATATTGAGGACTACTTGTGTGGCTTGTTTACCGGCAGCTTTCAATGCCTGATCAATGGCGTTTGCTGTCGCTGTTTTATTGGTCTTGATTTCTGTGAGTAGACTATTCAACTCAATATCCGGATTGATTGCTCCGTGATGATTGATTACTTGTCGAATGACAACCGCATCGCCTCGGATGGCCAGCAGCTTTGCAGCTTTCAAGTTTGCGGAGTAATCATTTGCTTTCTTAACGTGACTAAACACAAATCCTCCGGAGAGATTGTCGGTGAACTCTACCTTGAAATCAGTTTCCTTCAGCAAGCTTTCGTAGAGCAGTAAGTTGTTTTCGAACTTAGCAAGATCAACAGCCGGCTTGAAGCCAAATAACTCGCCGGCTCTTTTTGCGAAAGCTCCATCGGTAGTGAAGTAAGGCAAGGCATCAGTGAATGCTTTGCCGGTCATCCCTACATTGTTTTGAAAGGCTTCCGGAATATCTTCAAACGTAGTGGGCCGCACATCTTCGGCTTCAGTGCCTGCCCACCTGGTTGTGCAGCGACAATTAAAACCATTAGGGGGGAAATGATTTTTCCAGAAGACATCTGTTACCGGAAGTGTTACTCCGTTCCATCCAGCATGCTCAATACGCGTGCGCTTATCCATTACAGCAACGTAGGTAATCGATCCACCTTTGCGAACGTAGCTCATCCATTTGCGCGCTTGCTGTGCGGAGGCAACGGCAGTATTGTATTCAGTCTCCAGCCATTTCTTGTTGTAGTCTTTATCTACTTTATCCTTCACGGCTTTGAAGAATTCTGATTTGCTTCTGAGCTTACCGTTTTCATCTACCAGCTCGCGGGCCATAGCCAGTGAGCTTTGATGGTGTTTGAAGATAGCTGTAATGGCTGTGTTGAAACGAAGCTGTATTAATAGCCTTTGCTCTTGGCTGCCAAACTCTAATTTGTCCGGATTGTTTTCCCAACCCTTTAAAATACCTTCCCAAAGTATGCGAGAAGTTTCCCGGACTAAGTCGGGATCAGGTTGACCCAGCGCAATGCGATTGTTATAAATTCGTTCGATAGCCTTTCGAACGTACTTATCTAAACTAAAAGAATCGCCTTCAGCATGCGGTTCGTGAAAACAACAGGTGTGAAGCTGATCGATTAAAAACGATAGCGATACCGAGCCTGTTGCGACTTTTTTATGAGGCCACCTCCTTGACCTTTCTTTTTGGGATTTGCATTTTTACCATCGGTAGACTCAGCATCGTCATTCTCCGGGTCTTCATTATCCTGGTAACTCATGTATCTGAATTCTAACCCTTCAATTGGATATCCATTTTCGCGCAGGAATGGAAGCAGCTCTTCGTTGATATGATAAGTCTCAGCGCGTTTGTTCGCTTCAACAAATTCATTCAAGATATCTTCATGAACTTTTGCAGCTCCGACAAATGATTTCTCATCGCTGGTGCCGGTGGCTCCGGAGATGGCCTTTGAGATTTCTGAATTCGCAAACGCAGCCAGCTCTTTATATATGTTATAAGAATCTTTGAAGGTGGGCTCTTTCAACTCGATCTCATCTTCCGGGTCGAGGATCATCCAAAGGTTCTCGCCGAAATTGCGAGCCATTTGTTCGAGCTTATCCAGCTCCGTCTTATCATCGGTAGCCGCTTTGATAGCGACCATTGGCATTCCAAATTTTTCGCTGTGCCGGCTCCAGTCACTTCGACTGTAGTTTTTCCAGATGAATTCTTTGGTAGCTACACAAAGCAGTCCGAGGTATTTGCTGTCGCCCATCTCAATGAGCATTAAACCTTTTTTAAACTTCTCTTCGCGGAAAGGAATGCCGACTTCATCGCTTACATCTAAAACAAATAATCCTTCCTCCGGACGAACGTGCTCGCGCGGGATGAGCTCTACTCTTTTTACTTCCCACTCCATGCCTTTCTCCTCGCTCTTCACCCACTCAGCAAACTGCACTAGTGAGTGGCCGAAGAAATTGGCTTCCTGAAAATACTTTCTGTAATCTTCAAACCACTTCTTTTGAAACAAGCGGGTGGCTTGCTCATCAATCTCTTGGGTGCCCAGTTTGAAAAGACCGAATGGAGAGCCGACCACTTTGAGGATGGCTTTGCGGGACTCGCCAATCAAGTGACCATCATTCTCCCACACCTCATCGTACATGGCCAGCAGCATCGATCTGCGTGGACGCAGCGGATCGCGTGCAATCAATACTGCAGCTTTTAATTCATCCTGCTGCATGGTGGCCATGTAGCTTCTGCGCTGGCTCAGGTTGAGGCTTACGCGTTTTGGATTCTTTACACTGGAGGATTGTTTTTTGAGTGTCTCCAGTTCGGTGGTAAGCTTGGCAATTGCCTTCTTGTCGGCTCGCAAGAAATCCGGTAATAACGATTTGGGTAAAGAAAGACCTAATTTCATGGTATTTGAATTTGTGTTGGTGCGTTTAATTTGGGGCTGGCAGGCTCATTACCTCGCCCTCGTGGCTTTATAGCGTTAGAACTCGTTAGAAATGGCCTCTACGATCAATTTCTGTTGCGTGGTGAACCCCCATCATTTGCTCGCTGGTCGATACTGCCCCATCTTCTTCGTGTAAAAGTGCCGGTTTCGCCTGCTTCGTTGGTTACTTGAATGGGGGTAAGACCCAGTACATCCTTCTTCCCATCCTCAACTTTCATGAGCAGTTTGATCACGAGCTCATAATTGTCTTTGACGCGCTCAGGCATCATCTCGTCCGGGATGCGCTCATATATAAAGTAAATGACCAGAACCTTTGCCCATCTCAATACTACTTTGTTACGAGCCTCACCAGTGGTGGCAAACTCAACATCCATGTTGTACTTCTTGCCCAAGTGATCGCGGATGATGGCTATGGCATCGCCTTCAGCTGTATCAAGCAATAAGTCTTCGTCTTCATCGGCAGCTTCTAAGATTTGATCCAGACGCTCAGCGCGCATCTGATATTTATAGTCTGCTTTAGATATGTAGTTTGAATCGGCCATAACTCTTTAGTTGTAGAAAAAATTGAATTGAATAAAATGGGCAGGGCACCTGCATGCTACCTGTTCACGTAATATGAGGCGGTGCACCTTTCCGCTGATAGCTTGTACTTCCAGCTTGTAGAAGGCAAAATATTTTCTATCCTCTTCGGTTATCCGATTTGGTGTAGGAGCCGGTTCGGCCCTGTCGTTTTCTTCCATTGCTGTTGTTGCGTTTATTTAAAAGATAGATTGCTCCCTCCACTGCATCGGGGCCGTCATCATGACCATTTGGGAAAGCCAAAAATTGCTCACGCAGGGTAATCATGTCCTGATCTTTACGAAGCTTCTCATTGAATCGAAGACAGCCACTCTCAGCAATTGGTGTTAAGTCTTCAATCCTTCCGGTCTTATCCGGCTTGGCTCTTTTGTCTCCGCGAATACGAAGCTGCCGGTTTCGGGCATTGCCTTCTTTTTTGTACTCGGCCATGTAGAGATCTTCTTGTATAAAGTTGGCCTCTATATAATGCCGGCAGTTTACTTCTCTTTTGCCGCGAACAATGCCTGAGCCTACAATATTCGTTTTGCCATGCACGACATCATCAATTAGATAATGCGCTTGAACCATAGCTTTCCGTGAAGCGTGACGAACCCATGCCCAAATGATATCGTATTTGCTTCCACTCTTGCCCACCAGCACAATTGCTTTGGTGTCACCGGTATCTTTATAAGAAGGGTCATTGTAAGTAATGAGCGCTTCGTATTGATCAAGTGCTAGTATTGGAGACCATGGCAAGTCTTCATCTTTGAAGATGTCACCATCGGCCATGTCTTCGTGATAGAAGTTACGCATCGCATTTCGCAACCCCATTTTGCGCATGCGTTTCTGAAGCATCTCCACGGTGTAGCGCTCCTTCCATGAGGGAACCCCTCCATCTTCAATGAGTAACTTTTTATGTGTTACCGGGTCCTCGGTAGCATAGACTTTTATATGCTTCAGTCCTTCTCGAATTGGATCGCCTTCTTTCACATCGCCAACCAAGTGAGCCATCAGGTCATTTTTACACGTGCGGTTGTTGGCGAAAACAACGCGGGACGCTTTGATAGCTAAACATCCCAGGAAGTCTCCAAGAACCCAATCAACATCGGCTTTGATGCGATCTTGATTTTTACTTCTGCGCTTGTTAGCGGCATCATCAACCACTCCATAGTTAGGCCGATTAGCGGCCTTTCTTACACCAGCAGGATTTTGGCCAATACCAAAAGACCAAAACCCGATTCCGTCAGTGGTTGTAAAGTGGCCTTCGCTCCAGCTGCCAATAGTGCGCTGTTCACCAAAGTCTGCAATGAAAAGTTTGTTCTCCATCAGCTCGGCTTGCAAGTCACCGAGCAATACAGCGGCCTTCGCATCTGTTTCACTGGCCAGTAGCATGCCAGTGAGCTCGCCACGAGCCTTTAAAATCATGGGTATAAATACATCTATAATAACAGACTTCGCGTGTTCGCGTGGCCACTCCAGGGCAGCCATTAAATCGTTGTTGGTAAGAATCTCTTTACCTGCCTGTTTGTGGAACCATGCAAAGTCAGCATCGATGTAGTGGCCAAAGTAATAGCGGCAAGCCTTCTCAAAATTTTGAGGTTTGAGTAGTTCTTTGATTCTCTTGGAACGCTGTTCGGCTGTTTCGAAAATATTTTTTTGAATGGCAGAGGTAGACGATCGGATACGCGCACAATGTTCCAGCCAATCTTTATATGTTTTATCAGGGATTTTCCAACTCATAAGTTTTTTCGCTTGAAATTGAGAAAGTCATCACAGTGATTGAGCAGTTGTTTGCTGAGTTCAACATCACGCTCGGCAATGAAGCCGGTTAAATCTTTGATGTTGTTAACCAGCACGGACCAGTCGAGTTGTTTGGCTTTGACAGTTGTCCACAATTTTTGAAGCGCATCGACATCACCCTTGTCGAGTGGAGAAAGCTTTTCGATGTCTTTCTTTTTGAGCTTATCTTCCTGATCATCGACTTGCATGTCCAGCACACGCAATTGAAAATTGATCAATCGCCATACACGATCTTCGGCGACTTCGCGGCCCATGTTTTTGGTAGCGCGTTTTTCTTCCCACCGGTGCTTTGTCTTCCATGTGGAAATAGTTTGCTCGCTCAACTCTAAGATAGAGGCGATTTGATTGCCTGCCCAACCAGCGTTGAAGAGCTCTTGCGCTGCACTTTTCTTGTCGATCACGATAGGTGAGTGTTTTTGTCTGCGACAAAAATGGACTGAAAACGGGCGTGTCGAAAGGTGTTGTTGAGGGAGACTATTGATTTGAATAAGTGAGACTCTTGGAATTAATAGCCACACTAAACATGCGCTTGCACCGCGCGCAAAGGTGAATCATTTTTGAGCCACTTATTTGAAACGCCACGAAAAAAAATGTTTGAGCTCCGTGCGAAATCTGATTCTGAAGTTGACGTGCTAATGTATGGCAGCGTGAGCGAATGGAGCAAGGTGAACGCGGAGGATTTCATTAAAAAACTTTCTGAAGCCAAAGCCAAAAACTATGCAAAAGTAAACTGTAAGATCAATTGTCCGGGAGGAAGCATTTTTGAAGGGCTTGCCATCATGAGTCAGATGAATACGCAAGAGATATTCATCACAGGCATTGTAGAAGGCATGGCCGCATCGATGGGTGCTGTCATTCTGCAAAGCTGCCACAAGCGAAAAATGGTAAAGGGCACACGTCTGATGGTTCATGCCGGTTCGGGTGGTGTTTATGGTCAGGTGAACGGCATTCGTGATTATGCGGATATGCTTGAAAGCCTGAACAAAACTTTAGCAGAGATCCTTTCCAGGCGTAGCAAGAGAAAAGACGTGAAGTGGATTCTCGACAATTGGATGGCCGATGGAAAGGATACTTGGTTTACTCCGGAGCAAGCTTTAGCGGAAGGTCTTATCGATGAGATTATTGAAGGCAATGTAAAGCCTTTTGAAAAAGAGAATGCTTCGATTTTAGAAATGGCGGCTCACTACTCGCAATTCACAACTGACACAACACAAACCGAAATGAAAAAAGAAGATTTGATTGCCTTGCTTGGCCTTGGTGCCAATGCTACTGAAGACGAAATCAAAAATGCGATCACCGCGATGAAGGCCAAAGCTGCTACAGCTGTAGCCGCTAATCCTCCGGCTCCGGCTCCTGCTGCTCCTGGTAAACCCGAAGCTTCCGGTGACTTGATTGTTGGAAACGTTTTGGCACTTGCGAAGGCGCGTGGTGTAACCGATGAAAAGCAGTTGAATGCTATCAAAACTTTAGCTGGTATTGATGTGCAAGCTGCAATTGATTTACTGCCTGCGCAAGCTGCTGCGGCCACCGAACAGAACCCATCTGAAGCAGGTAAAGCCCCTTTGAATTTGAACGACGTGCTGAATGCCCTGGGTGGGAAAGCTAAGCCTGCCGGTGAAGAGGCCAACTGGGGTTATGCCGAATGGTGTAAGCATCCCGAGAAGCTTAAAGCTTTGATTGAAAAAGATTGGAAGGCCGTTGCCAAGCTGATCAAGGATTACACCGGTCATGAGCCTACGGAGGCAGAAATCAAGGCAAGTTCTTTCAACTAAAAAACTTAAACGATTTAACAAAGAAACACTATGCCGGATAAAATCATGTGGCCCGATGGTGGCCCTGACGTCAAAGCCCCTGCTTTTGCAGCGGTCCAAGCCGTGACCATTGAAAATCGGAAGACGCTATTAAAGCTTGCTCTTACCGGTAACTGTACGCTGAATCTTACGGTTGATCCGGAGATTGCTCGTTCCGGCTCTGCCGGTGCCGAGTTGCAAATTGAAGTGAGCTCTGATGGTACTGCACGAAGCTTAACATTCGGAACGGCAATGCTGGCTCCTGTTATTGCCGGTGCAATCAACAAGACTTTCACGCAAGCTTTTGAGCTTGGTAGCGATGGAATCTTCCGTCCTCAAGGAGCTGCTGTTCAGATCAACTAAACATCTAAATTTTTTAAAGAGACCACTATGGCAAACGAAGTATTCAGGAGGATTTTTAGCAGCGATCTGCAAGGTCAATTGTTTCCGGACAATAGCTTTTACGCTGGTTGCAAAAGCGATGATGCTGCTATCGATGCAGAGAACATTGAGATTCCTCAGGATGAAAATGGAGCGGCACAAGTAATTGTTGATCCGACAAAGTTCCCGCTGGAGATGCGCACGGAAGAGGACTCCAAGAAAACCTATGGAGCCAATTTATTGGTTACCATTCCGGAGGTGATCACCTATAACAATCAGTTGTTGACTTCTTATGATAAACGTAAGGCGAAGCTGGATAAGCATCGCATGAGCCTGGAAGATCAAATTGCTGATCGTACTATGTTTGGTTGGGCGAATAGTGTGGCCGGCTTGAAGTTTGCTACTACAGGTGCTGCTACTCGTGTGAACGAGGCGTTTGCTGGCGGTAACTTGAAGCGCATTGCAACCGAGGCAGACATTTTAAAAGTTTTGCGCGCATGGCGTTTTTCTAACCTTCCTAGTACGGGGGGCCGTTGCGTGTGTACGCCTGATATTTACGAAGATTTACTCGCGATCAAAAAAGCGTACGGAAGCGGTACCGATAGCAACAACAAGTTGTTAGCTGATGGTGCTGTGGATAAGCTGTTCAACTTCGACATCTATGTGCGCAGTAAGACTACCAAGTACTCTGCTGCTGGTGCAAAGAAAGCGATCGGTGCAGCTGGAGCTGCTACAGACTCATACTCTGCAATTTTCTACCATCCTCAATTTGTTCGTTATGTGAAAGGACAGGTTTTAGTGAACATGGATCCTGCTCCGCGTCCCGACCTGGCTGGAGGTATTTCCATGAACGCAATGGTGCGCTCAGGTGGTAGCAGTGGTAGAAACTCTGAGCTGGGTGTGATCACGCTTTACCAGGGCGAGTAATAGAATACATTTTAACATTTATGAGATTCCCCTTCCTATTCCGGAAGGGGAATTTTTAACACCATAAAATGTCTGGGCAATTGGCTGATAACATGGAAGGCACGATCGGTGGAACGGTCGGCACGGTACTAGGAAGTGTACTTGGGTTGATAACTGTCAATAATCTTTTAGAGACAGTATTAATGGCAGTGATTGGAGCTGTGGTTGGATTTTACGCCAACAAACTTTTGAAGTGGATTCATAAAAAACTAGGAGGCTAGAAATCCTCCATTCAAGCAAAAAATGAAAACATACTCTTATATCGAATTAAAAGATCGCTGCCTAAAGTTGAATTTAGGTTGGTTCTCTTTTCACTTGGTAGGAGTTCGAAGTAAAGCAGACTTACCAAATCAGTTTGACGATAAGCTTTATGTGATTTCAAATCTTGAGAAGAAAGAGTTTACATGCACCACTAATCCAGGGGCAAGCTGGCTAACTAAGCTGCTGAATCCAAAGGGTGCGGCCGTCCTTCAGGCCGATCGACAATATGTAGGATGTTGGGAGATTGGAAAGCATCGCGGTCGATATGAGGCTTTGGTGCAAGTGCGTCCGGTCACAGTTCACCGTGATAAAAATCTTGATGGCAAGAGTGATGAAACCAGTTTGCTCGATACGGGATTGTTTGGTATCAACATCCATCGAGCCAGTGAAACGGTAATAAGCAAAACAATTGATAGTTGGAGTGCCGGCTGTCAAGTACTAAATAATCCGGCAGAGTTTTCTGAGTTGATGGCTCTCTGCAAGTTGAGCGGTCAAAAGTATTTTACCTACACGCTATTAAAAGAATTTTAAAATGAAAGCCATCCAAACGATGTTAAAATCTCTTCTGCTCACTGGTTGGGTACTTTTGATTGTGGCGGGGTGCCGCGCTCCTGGCGTGGTGTCCTCCACATCAGAAGTCAAGAAGAATGATAGTACTTATGAACGTACTACTGCTCGGGCTGTTAAGTTAACGGTTAAAGAAGACTCCAGTAGCGTAAAAGGAAAAGCAGAGCTTGATTTCAATTCGATTAAATGGGATGGCTTTCGTACAACCTCCCTTCCTGATAGCACAAAAAAAACAAATCCTTGCCCAAAACAACCTGATCAGGTTGTGCCGGTGTTTAAGCCTAAAACATGGAAAGCGAAAAGTAAAACTTCCTCCGTTGATCTAAGCATAGATGCTGCCGGCAACATAGAGGCAAAATCAAATTGTGATAGTGTGACCGCTGTCGCAATTGCCCTGGACAAAGAGTTATACCACTACAAAAGTTCAGTCTCATCTGAAAAGAAAGAAGTGCCTGTCTATGTAACTCGATGGATCGATAAAGTATGCCGATGGATTTCCGGGCTTACCCTTCTTGCTGGAATTCTCTTTTTTTTTATAAAAACCAACCGAATAAAACTATGAAAGACTTACGCGAGAAGTACGCTGAGTACTTTGACAACTACCCTAACGCTGATGTGATTTTTGTTGCCACCGATGGCAATGTTTTCCTGAAGGAAAATATGCACGATGGATTTAACCATCAGAAGCAATTCACGGAGAAAAATCCGGATGATAAGCTCATCCCGGTATATCGCAATGATCCATCCGATTTCTCGAATGAGGATTTTGAAAAGGAGCAAGCAGCTGCTGAAGCTGAGCGCCTGAGAATCGAGCAGGAGGAGGCTGAGAAAGCTGCAGAAGCCGAACGCGTGAGAATTCAGGAGGAAGAGGATGCGAAAGCTGCAGAGGAAGAGCGCGTGAGAATTCAGGACGAGGAGAATGCGAAAGCTGCAGAAGCTGCAGAAGCCGAAGCATCTAAAACTCCTGAAGCAGATAAAACCAAGGCTGCAAGCGCAAAGGCTCAGAAAGCTGCTGCTGCTAAAGGTAAATCAAAAGGAAACTAATTTTTAACACTAAGATAAAAGCTTTATGGCTGCACCTGGTATTTCAATAACCTTAGCGAATGGAGCTCTTGATGCGGTGATCACCACAGAGGATGGTGTTGCCGGCATTGTAATGACCGGTGTTGCTGCAACCGGTTTGGCACTGGGTGTGAGTAAGCAGTTGTTTACGTTGGCTGAAGCTGAAGCGATTGGCATTACCAGTGCCTATGACGTTACCAACACTACCAATGTTTGGAAAACGATTAAGGACTTCTATGCTGAGGCTGGCAGCGGAAAAGAGCTTTGGATTATGATTGTGGCTAAGACCAGCACAATGTCTACCATTTGTGATACGGCTAACTCGATTTTGAAAAAGCTTCTCAACGATGCAGATGGCAGAATCCGAATAGTTGGTGTTACTCGCGTTCCGGACGGAGCCTATGTTGCAACATACACAGGTCAATTGGATGCTGATGTGATAGCAGCTGCAGCAAAAGCCCATGCTCTTCATAATGAATTCAGAGCCGAGTTTAAGCCGTTTAGAACGGTGTTAGATGGCCGCGATTTTCAAGGTACTATCGGCTCTCTTTCAGACCTGAAAGCAAGCGCTTTCAATTCAGTAGCTGTCTGCATTGGCACTGATGTTTCCGGTAGCAAAAATGCTTCTATCGGATTAGTCATAGGACGCCTTGCAGCTAACCCGGTGCAAAGAAATATCGGTCGCGTGAAAGATGGTGACTTAGGTATCCAGGCAGCTTTTTTAACCAATCAATCCACTGACACCAAAACATTCACTATTGTTAGCGGTGGTCAGATTGACCAAATTCATAACAAGGGTTACATCTTCATGCGCAAGTATCCAAACCGCAATGGATACTATTTCAATGATGACCCAACAGCTGCTCCGGCCACCGATGACTACGATTCCATAGCACTGGGCCGTGTGATCGACAAAGCCATCATTGTCACTCAAAAGACCTACGTGGATGAAATCCTTGATGATTTAGAAGTTGGTGAAGATGGCTTCTTACTCGCGGCCATTGCAAAAAGTTATCAGGCTAAAATTGACAAAGCCCTGCTTTCAGCTTTCAATCAACCGGGAAAGGATAAAGAGGTAAGCAGCGTGAGTAGTGAAATCAGTGCCCAGGTAAATATTGTTGTTACCGGCATTATTCCCATCAAGGTAAGAGTGACCCCAAAAGGATACGGAAAGCAATTGGTAATTGACCTCGGATTTGAGCTTTAAAAAAACAAAGTTATGGCAGACTTGATAGGATCATTTAACTCGGAAGAGTATGGGTATAAGGACTTGCAGGTAGTAATGCTCGGGCGCCCTGTTATAGGTTTGCTCGGGTTGAAGTACAAAGAAATGCAAGAGAAAAGCAACGTGCATGGAGCAGGCAAAAAACCGATCGCACGTAGTCGTGGGAATATCAATTATGAAGGAGAGGTAAAGGTTCTATTTTCCGAATTGAGAGCTCTCATGCAAAGCCAGGGAGTTGACGGTGGAGGTGTGATACGAATCAAGCCATTTGATATTATTGCTGCCTATGCGCCTGAAGACAGCATAGGGATAACTACCGATATTTTAAAGTATGTCGAGTTTACCGAGTGTGAAGTGCCAGTCAACCAGGGCGATCAGAAAATTGAGATTACGCTACCGGTTATCATTGGTGATATTCAGTGGAATGTGTAACAACTGAGAGAATTTTTTAAACCCAACCAGTATGAATATAGAAGAGCAAAAAAAAGAATGGCAGGCCAAATACGGAGAAGGTAACTGCCGCGAATTGATTGCCGATGGTAAGTCGGTTTTCGTTTTTGATCCCACTACAGACTTTAACAGAATGAAAGCTATAGTCGCGGCCCGGCAAAAGGGCGTGCGGCAAATGGTTGACTCCCTTCTAGCCAACTGTTGGCTGGGTGGCGATGAAGATTTGAAAAAAGATGATGCTTTTAAAGTTGGCATTGAGCAACAAACTGATAATCTCATTGACATTCCTGAAGCTATAGTAGAAGAGCTTGAAAATGGCAATTGCGAAATTGTTATTGATGGATTTAAACTGCTGGTAAGAAAGGCAACCCGCATGGACTTGGCTTATGCCGATGATCGCAATGCGGAAGATAAACCACTGCTGAGCAACATCTATTTGCTGGAGCGTGTCGCTTTAGAAGCGGATCAGTTAAGTGAACTGCGTAAAAATGTTCCTGCATACATGGCCGCTCTTCTGAAGGTGCGTGAGGTTAAGAATAAAAAATACGTTGAGGTAAAAAAGTTTTAAAGGAGGCAGAAGAAATACTCTCTGCCTCCTGGATACTTCAGAAAAACGCTTGCATTAAATACTATCTGCGCGAAGACCCTGACTCAATGAGTGATGAGCAGTGGGCCATGGCAGTGAAGATGCTGGAGTATGTAAGGCAAGAGGAGTTGAAACAGAGTTTAACAAATCGACCATTGCTTTGAAAGTCTACGAATACATCATACGCTTAAAAGATCAGGCCACCGACAAAATTAGTCGGCTGGCTAATGCTGCTTCTAGTGGTAAGAGTAAAGTGGATGCCTTTAGTGGAAGCATGAACAAAGCGACTAATAGCTCTAACTTTTTTGCAGAGGCTCTGAGTGGGGTGACTCGGTATTTAGGACCAGCGGCTCTAATTGCCGGCCTTTCTATGGGAATCACAAAAGCCAGCGCGCTTGCGCGTGAGTTTGAACAAACACGAATTAGTTATGAGGTAATGCTTGGTGGAGCTGAGGCAGGAAATAAAATGCTGAACGACACGATAGCTCTTGCCAACGTAACACCTTTTACTTCGCGCGATTTGCAAGCGAGCGGTAAGACATTGTTAGGCTTTGGTGTGGAGGCAAAAAAGATAATTCCTACACTAAGGATGTTGGGTGATGTGAGCGGTGGTAACTCAGAACGCCTTCGCCTGCTATCCCTCGCTTTTGCACAAAGCCAGGCTGCAGGAAGACTGATGGGGCAAGATCTTCTCCAAATGGTAAATAGTGGGTTTAATCCACTACAGGTAATCAGTGAGAAAACGGGACTCAGTATTGGCGAGCTGAAAAAGAAAATGGAAGAAGGAGCTATCTCTGCCAAAATGGTAGAAGCCGCTTTTATAAGTGCGACCAGCGAAGGTGGAAGGTTTTTTGGCATGATGGATAAGCAAAGCCAAACGGTGGAAGGTAAGATGAGTACTGTGGCCGATAAGCTGGAAATAGCCTTTACACAAGTTGGTGAAAACATCAATCGGCTATGGTCGCCTCTGTTAGATAAAATTATAAAAGTGTTGGATCATGGCGATATCAAATCTTCGATATCCGGATTCAAAAAACAAACCAACGCACGTGGAGAGCTTTCGGCTCTTTATGAAAGCTATCAAGGTTATAAAGGAACACCTTTTGAAAAGGAGTTTGAACAAAAAATACTAGATCAATTTCCTGAATTAGGAAGTGATTTTTCTTCAGGTAAATCAGCTAAACTAAGTGACAGTAAAGTGAAAGATAAGTTGTCTTCTTTGGAATTTGCTTCCATGGCAGCTGAAAGAAATATTGAAAAGGATTTTAAGCAGATAGGAGGATGGCGAAAAGAAATTGACAAACTACAAGACGAAATCAACACAGGTAAAATATCTCAATCGTCCGTATTTGATCGGCTTATTGGCAGTGATAAACTGAGTGAAGACGATATCAAAAATAGAATCGATGATATTGATAAGTTGGGTAAGAAAATAAAGGAGACTACGGAAGCGTATACCAAATTTAATAGTAGTAACAATCGTAGCGAAGCAGCAAAAAAATTGCTTTTAGCTATGCGTGGTGGTGTTGGTAACTCTTTTGGTGAATTAACTGAACCTACTAAGGGTAAATCCAAAAAAGAAAAAGACGGAACCGACAAGATCACCGGTGGTGGCAAGCAGGCCATCAATGTGACGATTAACATATCCACGCTTAATGGCATTGGCAATATTGAGAAAGTAAATGGTGAGATGGAAATCAATGGCCTGATGGATAAGATGAAGAAGGTGGCAGTTGAAAAAATGATTGAAGTGGTGAACTCAGCTAACTACGCACAGGCACAATGACACCGGGACAACAAGGTATACAATATGATCTAAGCCAGGTGTACACTACCTTTTTTGGTACGCTGCGCCCACCTTATCCTACGCTTGTATTGGATAGTAAGCAGGTCAAATTATCTCCAGTTGGAACTGCCAGGGCCCTGCGTGGTGCTTTCAAGTTTTCAAGTGGAATTAGTGGCACTGAATTTTCAATGCCTACAAAGATTGCCGGCTATCAATTGCCCAATGAGCCAACCATTCGAATACGAGGTGGTAAAGAGATCATTGAAACCAAAATTACAAGGTTGGACCCGGTCGGATTTTTGAACCGTCAAAATGTGCTGGAGGAAATCAATCTCAACAATTACAACATTCGAATTCGTGGTTTGCTGATCAATGAAAATGACCCGGACGATTATCCGGAAGAGCAGCTGAGGGCTTTGCGTGAAGTTGTTACTCAATCAGGAAGTGTTGCAATAGAGAATGCGATACTTACTATGTGGGGTATAACTCAGATTGCAATTTATGATTTTGATTTTCCTGAATGCCGGGGCATGGCTGTGCAGCCTTATGAGATCATCGGCACGAGCGATGAGTTGGTTGATTTAGAATTAGTAGAACGTAGTGAAAGTGTACAATGAAATTAATACTCATGTTTGTTTTGTTCTGTGACATAACCGTAGGCAGTTATCGCTTTCTCCAGTGTCACGAGGTGAAGATAGAGAAGAGCTGGCGCAAGTTGGGTGATACTTGTACTATTCAACTTCCTAAGCTTGTGCGCAGCCCTGATTTAAAAAGCAATACGCTTGAAAGCTTCATCAAGGTAGGTGATCCGGTAATCGTTAAGCTGAAGTACCTGGGCTTGGCTGAGCATACGGAGTTTGAAGGAATTGTAAGTCGCATTAAGCCAAACATTCCATTTGAAATAGAATGTGAGGATAGCGTTTGGTACTTGAAGAGGACTCCGGTAAGAAAAAGCTGGAGTGTAGCAGATAAGGCTACGCTGAAAGATGTGGTTGCTTACCTGGTTGATGAGGTTAATAAGAAATTTCCTGCTGCTGCACTTGACTTGAGCCGTGATCTTCCGGAAGTGAATTTTACGGAGGGTTTTGTTATCCAAAGTGGGAACAATGCAGCTACAGCATTGGAAAAGATACGTGATCATTTTGGGTTAGCTTCCTACTTCAAAGGTAAGACACTTTTTACCGGTTTGTCTTATCAAAAGACTTATGGTACAGTAAGGCACAGCCTGGCATGGAATGTTATTGATAGTGATTTGACCTATCGTAAGAATGAGGATACGCAGATTCGAATTAAGCCAATCGGAATTACCAAGCAGAATAAGAAAGTAGAAACAAAAGAAATTGTTGGTGATGCTTCCGGAGAGCTTCGAACAGTTCATTACTATAATGTAAGCAATGAATCCGAGCTTCTGAATCTTGCTAAAAATGATCTGGAGAAGTATAAGTTCACAGGCTTTGAAGGCGAATTTAGAACCTTCCTATATCCATACGCTGAGCCACTGATGATCACGGAGCTGAAGGACCCGCGCTATGGTGAAGTCCGTGCCGGCAGCTACATTATTGATTCGGTATTAACAACTTTCAGTGTGAGAGGTGCGCGCAGGGAAATTTCTCCAGGTATAAAAGTAAGCGCTTAGGTATGAGTGATAAGGAAATATTTGAGCGCATGAAAAGTGCATTTAAAGGAGCAATCCAATGCGTGCCGGCTACTGTAGTTAGTGTGAATGAAGTGAACTTGTCATGTGTGGTTACTCTGTTTGACGAAACAGAAATTCCAGATGTGCGCCTGAAAGCTTCCATCGATGAGGAAATAGTTGATGGGTTGGTGGAGATTCCGGAAGTAGGAAGTACGGTTTTGGTAGGATTGATATCCAACAACGAAAGCGATCGGTTTGTGCTGAAGTGTTCTAAGGTCGTTCGAGTGCTGTCGTTTGGTGGTTTAAACGGACCGGTAGTGATTTGGGAAGACAAGCTGAAGACGGAATTGGATAAAGTAAAATCACTGCTTACCAATCTGATCAATGTAATTAATGGAGCGCCTATTGCTGAAGCCGGCAGCGGTGCTCCAAGCTCTTTTCAAGCGGCATTGCAAGCTGCAGTAGCAGCGGATGAGCTACCCGATTTTGAGGATTTAACAGATCAAAGATTTTTGCATTGAGATGACAGATTACTTACTCGATACTGATTTTGATTTGCGCATCGAGGGCGGTGATTTTGTAGTTGGCGACAGCGACTTACAACATCAGCAGCTTTTGATGGGGCTTGAAAAAGGTGAGCTGCGCCAATATCCGAAAACTGGAGTTGGACTAACAAATTATTTGGTTGATGATAACATTGGCGATTTGTATCAGGAGATACAGCGTCAATTTGAAAATGATGGGCTGTTAATAAGTAAGCTGGAGGTTTCCAGTGAAGGGATTGTAAATGTTGTTGCTAGTTATCGATGAAAACTATTGATACATACAAAGATGAAAGTGCTGTAGACCTTTGCATTCGTGCCTATGGTCATATTGAAGCGCTCATTCCTTTTTGTAAGGAGAATGGCTTTTCGGTGGATTATGAAGACTTAGCAGGAAACAATTCATGTGTAATCAATGAAGTGCTGAAGACAGAGCTAAGCTCTTCGAAGCCTCTGTTTAGTAAAAAGCCTATTGTAAAACAATCTGTTTCAATTGTCAACGCGGAACAGAACTTGATCGATCTAGTACTTCAGGAAAGTGGAAGCATTGAAGGGTTTATTTCTTTTCTAAGGCTTAATAACCTTACTCCAAATTCTTTTCCTGCAGCTGGATTACAGTTGAGAGTTAATGAATTGGATGTAGTTAATACTGATGTGCGTGACTATTTGAGGTCAATAAGTCACAAAGTTTGCTCGGGTGTTTTTGATATAGATGCAAGTGGTGTTCCGGCGAATGTGTTGCTGAATGAAGATGGTACTCCTCTTCTTGCTGAAGATGGTTCTTATTTGTTGGCTGAATCTTAAATTTTAAAATATATGACTATTGCAATGTATTTGTGGTGCTTTGTAGCCGGCCTTTTAGGTATGGCTCTGCAGGTTTTTTTAAAGCTTAAAAGCTTAGCCGACAAGTCACGTGTTGGCAATGTTTCTTTTAATCCTGGCGATTACTTCAGAAAGGATTGGTTGTCTCTTGGCGCATCGGTCACAACCATTTTGATTGCGTTAGTTGTAACGGATGAGTTGATTGGATTCAATGAGCTTGTTTTACAATACATCCGGCTTGGTTTTGCCTTTGTGGGTTACACAGGTGCCGATATAGCTTCTCGTGTATTTGGTGTAATGAGCAATCAAATTAATAAGGTGATTGATTATAAGACTGATGTTGCAGATGGAAAGGTAAAGAGTGAAGCAGCTTAGGATTTTAAAACATGAGAGGTTATCTAATTATATTCTTTGTATTTGGCTTTCTGATATCTAAAGCTCAGAAAGTAAGTGATCTTCCCGCGGCCTCCTCACTGTCCGGGACGGAAGTCTTTCCGGTTGTGCAGTCAGGTTCAACTAAGAAAGCTTCGTTAAGTTTAGTTTGGAGTTCAATGCCAAGTATTTCCTGGAGTAGCATAACAGGAAAGCCAACTACGCTCAGTGGTTATGGTATTACTGATCCTGTGGTATTGACTTCAGGTACTTATTCTAATCCTAGTTGGATTACTTCACTTGCATGGAGTAAAATAACAGGAACGCCAACTACTCTCAGTGGTTATGGCATTACCGATGCTCTGAGTAAAATTGGTGGCGATCTTACTGGAACTGCGGGTGCAGGCTATCATGGTTTTATTGTTCAGTCCTCAACTCCAGCTACACCAAGTAGTGGATTTAGATTGTATTCAGATGCATCAAATAGATTTAGCTGGAAAGGACAAAATGGATTTGTAAGAACTTTTGATGGAACGTCAAATACAGCAGATAGAAGTTATACTCTACCAAATGCTAGTGGAACAGTTGCGTTGTTATCTGACATAACGGCCTCCAATGCTGGAGCATGGTCACTATCTTCTGGTGGCACGTTAACTGGTGCAAATAACATTATAGGCTCAGCAACCAATACGCTACGGTTCAATTTCAATGGAATTGGGATAACCAATACAGATGGTGTAGGATTATGGTTACAAAATTCTGATGCTGCAACTGCTGTACTTAATCAAAATCCCGGATCAATAGTTTTTGATGGTAATGGGTGGGCAACAACTCCAGTTGTATCTCAAAACGTGAAAGGTAGAATTTTAATGAGTCCGACATCAGGTACATCGAATCCAATAGGTACTTTCTCTTTTGCTTTTAATGTAAATGGCGCTGGTTATACTAATGCAATGACCCTGCAAAATAATGGGACACTGCAAGGTATATCTAGTTTAATTGCTGGGGGCGTAACGGTTAACGCTACGACTTTTTCAAATTCAGTGACCAATTACGCTACTGTTGGGTCATACACTGGATACACGACAACAGGAACAGTATCTACAGGAAGCGCAGGTATCAGAACTATTGTTGACTATAGTACCAATAAAACTCTTACTACCTCTGGAGGCGCTACCGTTGATTACGTTGCATTTTTTTCAAGGTCACCGGTTGCGGCCGCTGGAATTAACAGCTATATAGGATTTCTCCACGATCCTCCTTTAACCGGATCAATAGCTGCGGCGCATAATGCTATTAGGTCAAATATTGGAACAGTATTTATCTGTAACTCATCACTTGATACACAAACAGCAAGTACTAGATTAGATGTTCGGGGATTATCTGGAGGAACAAACATTGCCCGATTCGCTACAAGCGCAAACACAGAAAGATTTGCCTTTAAAGATGCTGGCGGCTTATCGGTAGGCGGAAGTGAGGGGACGAGTGGACAAGTGTTGACGAGCGGAGGGGCTGGAGCACCTGCAACTTGGACAAGTGTTAGCGCTTCTGGATTAACCATTGCAGCAGATGCTACCGATGCCAGTTTTACTATTGGAGTAAATTCAGTAAAATACTTACCGCCAGCTACGCTTACAACAAACAAAACCATTACGTTTCCTACAGCTACCAATGGTGACTACATTGAGATATACAACAACGAAGCTGGTTTTGTTTGGCTGTTGGCTGGCGCCCCTGTCTTCCTAGCGGACAATGTAACTGTCGTAACTCAATTACTTGCTAACGCAAATTATATCATCCGGCGCGTGTCTGGAAAATGGAGAATTGTTAACTAAGTATAAAAACCAATGAAGAAAATATTTTTATTATTACTCTTACCAATTGCATCGTTAGCTCAGATTCAATTTGGCAACGGCACAGGAATAGCAACGGGTTCAATCACCACGCAAAACCTTAACCCATTAACAGGTGTTCCAACAGCAGGATCATTTGTCAGATTTGATTTAAACAATCAGGCAACGGTGAGTATAAACGTGGCCGGAACTTACACCGGCGCGCTTTCTATTCAACTTTCTCAGGACAATGGAACTACTTGGCAGACGGTCACAAATGCGTTAGCGGTGACTAATCAAGTAACAAATGCGCAATCAGCGACCATAGCATCGGCAGCAGTCGGCGTATTCACAGTCAACGTAGCCGGATGGGAAACTGTAAGAGTTTCTGCTTTGGCAGCAGTAACCGGAACGGCAAATGTTAGGATAAAAGCGATAACCAATAATTTTTACTATACTCTATTTGCACCACTTCCGGCAGGCGCTAACACTATTGGAACTTTCAACTTAGGAACAGGAGGAACTTCCGCTACGTCATTAGGTAAGGCAGAAGATGCTGTAGCCTCATCTGGTGATACAGGAGTTCCAATCCTTGGTGTAAGAAGGGACGCTTTAACAACCTCAGCAAGCGCAGCAGGGGATTATAGCGAAGTGACAGTCAATAGATTTGGTGCGAAATATGTCGCTGGATTCCGTACGAGTGCAAGAACTTATTCAGCTAGCGCCAACATAACGGTTGCCGCCGCAGCTACGGATATTGTCGCATTCTTTGGAAATGCAACAACCACTGTGCAGATAACCAAAATTAGAATTACGGGAATACAGACCACTACCGGAATGGTTGATTTTATTTTGGTTAGAAGATCAACCGCCAATAGCGGAGGCACATCATCTAACTTTTCATTAGCCCAGCACGAAACAACGGATGCCGCTAATAGCTCAACACCTATTGCGTACACAGCAAACCCAACGCCTGGCACATCTCTAGGAAATATTAGACGGTGGTATCAGGCGATTTCAGCATCGGCTACACCCGAATTTTCTGAGTACACTTTAGAGTTTGGAGAGAATGGCAAACCGATAATTTTGTCAGGCACAGCTCAAGGGCTTTGCTTGAACTTGAACGGCGCCACCATAACTGGTGGTGTTATAAATGTATCAATTGAATGGATCGAATTCTAAAACTATAAAACCAAATGAAAAATTTGATCTGCATTACCGTATTTTTACTTGTATCTATTGCCGGATACTGTCAGGCATTGACACTTTCCGAAAAAGCTACCATTGCTCGAGATGAAGTCTTTCAACAAAGGCTTTATCAGGCTCTTTTCTCCAAGGCCAACGCGGCTATCAACGTCATTGTAATCGATAATTTGCAAAAGCAAAAGCAGCAGATATATGGCAACGCTTTTGTGCGTGGAGCTGCTGGAGGAATTGACATGAAAGTATTAACTCATTACTGGCTGGCAGGGTACACAAAAACAACTCCAGTGCTGGATGGCAATGGGCAGCCAACTGATGCAGAGATAACCAACTCAGTGCAGCTGGATAACATATTTAATAATCTTGCCGGGGTTTTGACTGGTGATAGTGCTTTGCCGGCTAATTAAGTGATCTGAACCAAGATGATTACAGTTAACGATATACTGACTCAGTTTCAAGCCTTCAAGGCAAGGGTAGATGAATACTATACATTGATTTACAATGAAGTGAATTCAGACGCCACTTTGGATGGAGTTAACAGCATAAGTAAAACTGCTGAGTATAACTTGTGGATGTGGCTATTTGCCGCCATGAGTGTAATCGTTAATAGCATCTGGGAAGAAAGGAAGAGTGAAATTCAATCCATTGCTGATAGTGCTATTCCAGGCACGGAAAAGTGGCTTCAAAAAGAAGTTCTAAAATTTCAGTACGGAGATGTCTTGAGTTTTGATTTAACATCTGCGAAATACTATTATCCTGTTATCAACGATGTTAATCAAATTGTAAAGAGATGTGCAATTCAAAGTGCTGGGTCAATCAGCTACGTTAAGGTTGCTAAATTGAGCTCAGGAAGTCCTGTCGCATTAAGTGTTGGTGAGTTAACCGCTCTGAGAAGCTACATCAATCAGATCAAATGGGCAGGAATGCAACTGGTTGTGAGCAGCGGTAATTCAGATAAACTAAATGCTCCTCTTACAATTTACTTTAATGGCCAAGTGCCATTGGTTGACATGCAAGCTCTATGCGAAGCTGCCTTTACAAATTACCTGGCCAACTTACAGTTCAATGGAGAGTTTAGCATCACAAGGTTGATCGATGCGGTACAAGAGGTCGATAATGTGAATGATGTTCGGGAAGGAGTCGTTCAGGCTAAAATAGATGCCGGTACCTATGCAACCGTATCGAGAGTATATGTACCGGCTAGTGGATACATCGAGAAGGATCCCGCCATTTCTTTTGCGACAATGTTCACTTACGTAGCTCAATAGTATGGCTCTTTCAAGTTATTCGTTAGACTTCTTAAAAATGATCAAGCAATTGCTTGGTTATCTGCTTAGGAAAGCTAAGAGAATTGCTTGGTTAAAAGCATGTTTGAAGCCTCTTCAAACGATACATGATTCGTTTCTAAATTACACTCAGATTGTAGTAGATGAGATCAAGTGGAATGGTCAGACTATCAAATTAGAACAGTTATTGATTCAGGAATTTGGGGCCGGCATCTACATTACTACAAATAGCATTTCAAATGATGGCCTTTATATAGGAGAATCTCCTGATTTAAGGAGTACTATAGGTTCGACTGTAGATGGCGCCCTGATCTATGATGGTGTCGGCGCTATTTCTCAATATAGCTTTACAATTAACGTTCCTGCGGTGATCGTTTTCTCTGCAGCTGAAATGCTTGGCTATGTGAACAAGTATAAAATGTTTGGTACTACTTACAATATTGTTATCGTATGAAGAAAATTAATTTGAGTAACATCGTTGCCGGTGTCAGATCATTATTTGCTCAGAAATCAACATTCGAGCACATTCAAGAAAGCTATGTGGAAAGCATAGCTTCAGTCATGAATGCCTTGCTTGTTAATGCTCCAGGCGTAACTCAAATGATTGGATTGGTAAATTCCGGTTCTGGATTAAACTATAACATTTCTGCAGGAGTCGTATTTTATAATAACGAGGTATTTGAAGTTCCTGCTTTTGTAGGTGTGGCTTCAGTTGGTCAGGTGCCAGTCCTTACACTTCAGACAACCTATCGAGCTGGTGACCCGGTTGTTTATTCAGACAACAACACTTTTAACACTCACGAGGTTCGCAAATTGGTTTGGAGCTTCGGAGTTTCTGGATCAGGACTATGCGACTTCTCCGCTCTATTGACTTTTAAGTCCCGGATAAACACCAACTTATTGGATGTTCCTGGTCAGCTGGCTGCTTTGGTCGCTTCAGCTCCAGCAACACTCGATACTTTGAATGAACTCGCTGCAGCTCTTTCAAATGATCCTAATTTTGCCACAACAACGGCTACAGCTCTTGCGGGAAAAGTTGCTAAAGCTGGTGATGTAATGACCGGGGCATTAGAGATTACAGGGGGAATTCGAACTCAGAATTCGGGTCCTTATTTTAAGCAGAAAACTATTAACATTGGAGTTTGGGACATGCAATCAACTGCTAACGTGACTATAGTTCATGGATTAGCTGATTTTACAAAGATAAGAGATGTTTCTGTTATGATCCTGAATGATGCGGGAACTAACCTGTATCCTTTGACACTATCTTCAAATGAGTTGCTTGATGCGATCAACACTATTGACGCATCCGTTTATTTAAAAAGAAAGGCAGCAGGTTTTTTTGATTCAGCAGCCTTCAACGACAATACTATGAATCGAGGCTGGATTTTTATTCAATACGAGGCTTAATACTGCTTTTGATCTACTGATCTGCCTAAAATTGTTGTAGGTTTAACCCTCTTTTAAGCTATTTTTTACATTGCTTTTTTGCTATCGATTTTTTAGCCTCAAAATCTTTGTTAGAATTGTGCACAAATTGAATTTTAAAAAATGCACTTTTTGAAGTGCCGATTATACATGGTTAAATCTGCTTTCGTCTTTAAATCAAAAATGGTCATATCCAACGCACAGCCGCGATTGTGACGCGAACCTTTATACGGACTCGCCACATACGTTGAATCTCCATTCATCACTTCGTAAAATTTTACCGTAGCCGAATAGGGGCGATAGCCATCAAATATTTTTATGCCATATCCAAGCTTATTAAATTCTTTCTGAGCTTTCAACAAGGCTGCTGCCACCGGCTTGCGCGCAAAGGCACGAGCACTTTTGTAAATCTTCGATTTGGTAAAATTATCTTCGGTGGCATATTTAATATCTAACACTACTCCGGGTATAAATTTCTCTAAATCAACCAACTCATTAGCCGGATCGCTTTCCACGCTTGCCTTATACGCAGGCAGCGTCATCGGACGCAAGCCATAATCGGGTTTCATCTTCAACTTCTCACGCGCAAATTTTTCTGCTGCTTGAAGCACGGCAGGCAAATCTTTGGACACCACATGCGAGCCCAACACATGGCCACCAGCACCCGGTATGGCCACCATCTCTTTTATATCGGCAGGTGTGCCGAGTTGTTCATTCATCACCTTCATAGCACTCACTTTCACCGTAGGGTCTTGCTCGGTCTCACTCTTGTAATAATAAAGTGTGAGCGATGGACATGTGACTTTCTTAAATGTCTCGGCCGTCATGGCTGTCTCCACCAACTCTTGCAACTGCACAATGGCCTCCAGTCGGTAGTTATTATTCCAGTATTTGTCTTTCAACGAATCGGGAGGGAACACACGTGAGTCGCCCCCAATTACTTTTCTTGCAATCTGTAAGCCCCACGGGTTGTTGAGCAGCCATGCATTGCCATCATTAATTTCTATGTTGGGCGACATGTTGATCATCGCATATACATCTTGCGGATAGGCCGCAGCCAACATAATCGACATGGTTCCGCCTGTAGAAGTGCTCATTAAAATAACTTTATCACCGAGTGCTTTGCCAATGGCCAACGCTTCTTTACTACTCGCCCACCAACGATCGGGTGAAAAATATAAGAGCTGATTGGTTGTGTCTACACCATGATCGGACATACGCGCTAAGTACAAGTTGCATCCAAACTTCTTCGCAAAGGACTCATGTATCGGGTCACCTTCTTCCTGACTGGCTGAAAAACCGTGAATGTACACCACACTATACGGAGTTTTCTTTTTGGAACTGTCGGCCCAAATAATACGCGCTTCATTATCCGGTTTTAGTTGATGCTTGCTCTCCTGCAACGCAACATATTTCTCCAACTCTTCCGCAGTTTGTGGAACCGTTGGCATGGTAGGATCATAAACAGGCGTAGATGGCGTTGGACCCATAAAATAAATGGCCACTAACAGAATCACCGGAAAGGTGAAATACATTATCTTTTTATTCATGATGATTGGATTACAATTTTAGTGATTCGAAGATACAAGATTCCTTCGGTTTTCGTTGTAGGAATATATTCAGTATTATTGACTGGTGGAAATCACCACAAATTGGGCTAATCGATTCGCCATAGTAATCGAATCACTAAACAATAAATTATGAATAATCAAGCTCCATCTAGTGCGTTTGTCGCAGCATCCTGGATTGCTCTCTTAGCCGGTATGATTTCTTACCTCGTAGGTTTGTGGAATGCCGAAATGTTGCTCAATGAAAAAGGATACTACTTTACAATTCTCATGTACGGACTTTTCTCAGCTGTATCACTGCAAAAAGTGGTGCGCGACCAAATGGAAGGAATTCCGGTAACGAATATCTACTATGGCCTTGCGTGGTTCTCCACCATTCTGGCGATTGTATTATTGATCATTGGCTTATGGAATGCTACACTCACACTGAGCGAAAAAGGATTTTACGCCATGTCGTTTATGTTGAGCTTGTTTGCGGCCATAGCCGTTCAAAAAAATACGCGCGATGCCGCAAAGGCGAATAGCACTAATCCTTCTTGA